CCCATGGATTCATTGTCAAATTTACTGGAGTTCCTGGAGTCCAATCAAATGAATAAATCTTAACAGGGCGAGAAAGAAAAGCACCCAGTGAATTATCAGAAGCATCACTAGCATAACGTGTTGCTTCCAATTCACTAGCAATATTAACTACCTGATTAGAACTCCCATCTGTCATTTGCATAATCTCCTCTTTCACAACTGTGAAAGAAGATGAATGAGGTACAATACCCATTTCCTGAGGAATAAGCTCCCCAGATACTTGTAGATTCTTAGTATCTACAAAACTAAAATTTGTTGTTTTGTTGTTAGTCCGTTAGTTTATACTCATTTGATCGTCAGAACTAATCGATCCAGAGTTGTGTGAACGTGGCGGGCCACCCATTCCCATTTTGGAAATAATATTACCCCAGCCAAAGAAGCCTAACCAGTCGCTATCACAATTCGACCAGTCGGTATCCATACTTTGACCTTTACCCATTACTGCTGGGTCAGCGTTGTTTTGTCTCCATAAGGAGACGCGTTGCTCATACGTCATATACAGTCTATGGACAAATCTGTGCAACTCAAATTCCTCCACAATCTTGATTAGCTTCTTCTGCCTATCAAGATAAACTGCCTTGCCATAGAAAGCCCACTCATCCAAGGCTCCATCCACATTAGCTCCAACAATCACTTCAACAGATGTCTCACTTGTCATGTAATTGCAGAGTCTCTTGTAAATGGAACTCTCTTCAAGTGGTGCAATCATAGCACCATAATCTGCGCTCCAAACAAATTTTCTTTTCAAAAAATCTATTTCACGCAATTTTGAAAAACTTTTCAGTTCTTCATCTTTCTGAGCTGGTGTCACCACAAATCCAAACTGTGCCAAATATTTAGCATAACCCTTCATCGTATAACCGCCAGCCAAGGAACCAACAGCTGCTATCAAATCATCTCCATAACTCATCATCCTGACATTGTTAGTAAATTTACGTCTGGGATAAAGGTGGTAGAAAAAGATTCTCATAAGCAAGCTGTTACACAAACTATTGATAAAGACCGTAAGAGAATTACCAGATGGATTAGCA